TTCTTGAGAAATGCTTCGAGTTGCCGGGTCGCAAGTTCCGTCATGATGAAATCTCCTAAAGGTGTGAGGAAGCATAGCACGGTGAAGGGCAGTTGTCAAGTCTTTGAGGTAGATATTTTTTGTTTGGGGGTTGTACGGGAAGCCCAACCCGACCTCTGAGGGGTTCTAACATCGATTCTAATGGCCTAATTATACGTTTATTGGAGGTTTTGAAGTGGGAGTTGACTTCGGAGATTACGAGTTGATTAGGAGAAGAAATATGGCTTATATAACTTTGTTACGATTTGGGGTATGGGGTAAGAAGACAAATAAAAATCTTTACTCAAACGACCTCAGACCAATTTAAGATTTTATGATTTTCTTGGGCGACCGCTTTTACTCAGACGACCTCAGACCAATTTACGCTCGCCGAGCCTCGCGGCGATAAGATTTTACGAAGGACGACACCAAAAAAAATTTGGCCCATCCAGAATTTTAAGATTTTCTGTACGCCGCCGCCGCCAAATTTTTCTCGCCATACCAGAATCTTAAGATTTTTTCTCAACTCTTGAATTTGAGGGGAAATATTTTTTTGCCGGGATTTGAGATTCACCCGGCGCGCTGCCTAGATAAAGGTGGACCCGGGAATTTTCCCCGATCCTCTTATAGTGTGAGATTCTTATGAAAAACTCAAAAAAATTGCTTTTTCGTGTTCGCTACCTCCCCGACATCGAATCGTTTGAACGGTTCATTGGAAATGATGGGATGAACGAGTGTCGCCCGGTGAGGGACGCATACAAGGACACTTGCGCTTCTCCCGAAGAGATCATCAACCCAATTCCACTTTCTGTTCAGGGTGAAGATCTAGAAGATGCTCTAGAGCGTGCAACCGACTATCTTGAAAAAGAAGGTTTTGACGAATTTGTAATCCTAGAAATCAATACAATAGGATATGTAATTGCATGAAAACGATTCTTTCTAAACTTGGTTCTCTTTTTGGTCCATCTCGGGTTCTTTTGGATCCGGAAGACATTGTGAATTCATTCACGGTTTCCAACCGCATTCTATATGGTTCGTTTGAAACCTTTCGTCTACATTGTGAATCCTCATTTGGTGGTCTGACTGGTTTGATCGAAGAAATTCGAATTCGGGGCGATCGTCTCAACGGCATGGAGGAAGGTTTGCCCGAAACACGGGTCCTGCTTGGTGAACAGAAAAATCTAAAGATGATGGTTCGTTTGCTTCGTTTTTGGGCGCTTTGGAAACCACGTCTGCACACCTTGGACAAGGCATTTCAGGGTGGTGATGAGGAGTCCGGGCAAACTCAAATCATCTTAAAATGGATGCGTGTTCGAGGTCGTGCCCTGCGTTCGCTCGCTAAAATATTAAATGTGATTGAGGTCTGATCTCTTATAAATAATCTACGTGAATATACAATACCATCAAAATTCAGAAAACAGGATGAAACATGATGCATCTTCATGTGGGAGAATTGGCTTGGGGGAGGGGTCTCGCAGCAACTTACAACAGTCTTCAGAACATCGGTTGCAAACCTTTGTTTTGGCAACAGGCAGAGGGGTTTGGGATGGGGTTCGTTGGAAGTCTGGTTCTGTGGGGGTTGCTAGCAAGCCTTTTGTTGATCGTCATGGGATCCGGTCTTGCTATGTTAGACTACGCGGTTGGAAAACCGCCAAGTCGTTCCCCGTAAGTGTATACGACAAATATTTTAAAGTTGGTTCAGTCTCAGACTATGACTACCTAAAGTCATGGAAAAACAAAGGAAAACCCAAAAATGGATAAGATTAGACAGACTCGGTTTGTGCAAAAAGATGACGGTTCCGTAGAAAAGAAAAAGACTGTGCAGGTTGGCAAGCCTGCCGAAGTTGACACCAAGGCTGCGGTGAAAAGCGCCGATGGTTCCAAGATTCCGGTGCCACACCGCACATCTTCAGACGTTGCCAAGAGCAACGCAGCATACAAAGCATCTCAGGGTGGTCTTGCACATCTTGTAAAGAAACCCAAGCCCGCTTCTGAAAGCGTAGAAACAGATGACACTGTAGAATTTTCCGATGCTGACATTGCATCACTAGAAAATATCGACGGCATGTTGGATGCAGTAGAAAACAACGAACCAGCAAAGTTCCAAGATTTTCTGAATGCCGAACTTGCTGCTCGTGTGAATGCTCGGATTGACGGAACACGCGAAGAAATTGCAGCATCACTTGGCATGGATGGTCCTGCTTCTGAAGGTGAGTCTGAAGGCGAAGAAGTTCAAGAGGTTGAACAAGGTGATGCAGGCGACGAAACTGATGAACTAGCAGACGATTCAGTAGACGACCACACCGAAGAAGAAGAAACAGAAGACGAGTCCGGAGGCGAGTAACAATTTTTTTAGGAGTTTCAAAAAATGATTCTAGCACTAATTGGTTTTGCAGTTGGAGTCCTAGTTGGTGGTTGTGGAGTGATTGTGTTCTCTAAGAACAACAAGAACCACATTGCCAAGTATCGTGAAGAAATCCTTGCTGCGGTTGCTAAAGGAGAAGCCGAAGTAGCAAAGGTGATCGACAAAGTTCAGGGCAAGTAAAGATTTTCAGTTTTTTATTATAAGGATATATTATGAAGTTTTCGAGCGAAACACTACAAGTTTTGAAGAATTTTGCTGGTATCAACAGCAATCTTCTTTTCCGAGTTGGCAACACACTTCGCACCATGAGCCCATCAAGAAATATATGGGTTTCTGCTGCGGTAACAGAATCATTTGATCGTGAGTTTGCGATCTATGATCTCAACAAGTTTCTTGCAACTCTCAGTCTTTTTGACGATCCCGAGATCGAACTAGAGGACAAGCATCTTTCAATCTCTCAGGGCAACCGCAGCATCAAATACTTTTATGCTGACGCTACCCTTCTGGAAAAAGTTCCAAACACAGTGAAGATGCCTTCACGAGATATTGAGTTTAACATTTCAACCAAAGAACTAGACGAAATGAGAAAAGCCGCATCGGTTCTTCAAGTTTCCGATATTTCTTTGGAGTGCAATGCTGCAAGCACCGGCTTGGTTCTTAAAGTTCACGATCGCAAGGACGACACATCAAACACATATTCTATGGATGTTGTTTCCAACACTTCCTCTTTAGATTTTCCTGTTCAGTTCAAGACAGAAAATCTAAAGTTGCTCGGTGGCGACTATACCGCAACTGCGTGCAAAAAAGGAATATGCGAGTTTAAGCACAATTCCAATGATATAGTATATTATATTTCTATGGATATTAAGCCGAGTTAAAACAATATGGATTATAATCTTTATAATCGTCGATTAGAAATAGAGCAGGATGAGGATTGGGATAAAGTTGCAGAAGGTATGCCGTTCATTAACTTTCCCCCAAACTGGAAGATACAGATCATGCCACCATTTCGAGGAGCAATGGCAAGATTTTGTGTGTCTATACCTCTTGTGAAAGGCTTTGTTTCTGTATATTATGACTCTATGGACCGGTTGGGAATATTCGGAGAACCTTATTGGGAAGTGTATCCTTATGGCGAAGGTGATACAGCCCGATTTGCAAAAGATGATATTGAAGGCTTGCTAAAAGGCATACAGTTTAGTTTAAGCCACATTGTTAATATGGAAAATTTAGAAAATGTCAAATAATACAACCGATTTTTTATGGGTTGAAAAGTATCGTCCAAAAACAATAACTGATTGTGTTCTGCCGCCAGATCTTAAAACTATATTTCAAAATGTAGTTTCTTCTGGCAAGATGCAAAATTTTCTTTTTTGCGGTGGTGCAGGGTGCGGCAAAACCACAGTTGCGCGGGCACTTTGCGAACAGTTGAATTGTGACTATATTTTTATCAATGCGTCCGAGAATGGAAACATTGATACAATACGTACCACAATAAGAAATTTTGCTTCTACGGTAAGTCTTACTGACTCGTCTAAAGTTGTTATCTTGGACGAAGCAGATCAAATTACTGCGGCTGCACAAGGAGCCCTTCGTGGATTTATCGAAGAGTTTTCCAACAATTGTAGATTTATCTTAACTTGTAACTTTAAAAATAAAATCATAGAACCCATTCATAGCAGATGTACTCCTGTTGATTTTAGATTTTCCAATAAAGAAAAACTAGAAGCAATCAAGGAATTTATCAAACGAACCGAAGGTATACTTTCTCGGGAAAATATTACCTTTGACAAGCGCGTTCTTGCCGAGTTTATTGTAGAGTACTTTCCTGATTTTCGCCGTGTTCTTGGCGAACTTCAGAAATATGGTTCGTGTGGTAAAATCGACGCAGGGATACTATCCCGTCTTTCTGATGAGACATTCGGTAAACTTGTAGATTTCATGAAATCTAAAAACTATACCGAGGTGCGCAAGTGGGTGTCGATGAATTCAGATCTCGATCATACAACAATACTTAAAAAGATATACACCAGTTTGTCTGGATTAGTAACCAAGGAATGTATACCTAGTTTGGTAATTTTAATATCTGACTATCAGTATAAACTTGCATTTGCAGTTGATCCAGAAATTACCCTCGCGGCGTGTTTTGCGGAGATCATGATAAACGCACAGTTTATATAAATAATATATTATGAATACACCTCAAGAACAAAATTCTGGAAATCTTTCGCTGGAATCTTTAAAGTTGTTCATGGAACATATGAAAGCCTTAGATGCTAAATATAACATCAAAGACTTTTCATCTGATTTAATCAAGATTTATAAAAAATATAATTCTTATGATGATGTTAAAAATATATCTATGATTACTTCTAATTTTGAAGATGCTCTAAATATAGATCCAAAAGATATAAAGATTTATTTAAAGCAATTTAAAAATCTAAAGAAGAAGTATAATTACGATTCTTATGTAAAAGAAGGTGCTGCCTTGCGCAAAGACTTTCTTAGCAAAAGAAAAGATTATTTTTTCAATACGATAAAACCAGTTATATCTGAAGTAAACAAGTCTGCTGCAAAAATAAAGAAGTTTTCTGAAATGGAAAAACTTTCAATTGACTATTCCGAGCAACATTTCATATCCAAGTGGATTGATAAGGTTGTAAAGAATAACAAAGATATAGATCTTCATCTTTCTTATGAAGATGTTGATGGTACAATTAAACATGCTATCATAGGTTATAAAAATTCAGAATTTTACCCTGATGGTTCGGTAGAAACTCCGCTTATTGATCGCACAACTGGCGAAGGTCTATTTGATAGTTTTCTTCTTCATTCTTTTTATGAAGTAAAAATTAAGAAGTGGATCTATATTCCTGTAAAATTTATTATTAAAATACAAAGTGGTGCTGAAATTGACGAACAAAAAAACAAGTCCGTTTGATTATGTGAATAGCATTTCTTTTAATAAAGAATATATAATGGATGGAAATGCTGATTATGTACCATACCTAACAAATCGTGCCCTGTCGTATTTTGGAGATACCATATTTTACGCCGACGAGATGAATCGCCGGGGAGATAATCTACCTCCAGAGTTGCAATATGATTATTTGTTTTACTCCATACCAGCAAAAAAGCGGTATTCGGGAAAGTGGTATAAACCTGTAGACAACAAAGATCTTGATATTGTAAAGCAGGAATACAACTATTCTGAAAAGAAGGCAAAAGAAGCACTTTTGATATTATCTGAAGACCAACTTAAGATTTTGCGCCAGAAATACGACTTTGGCGGCGCTAAGAAGTAATCTAGATAAATATATCCTAGGTATTTAACGTTTTAAAATCTAGGATAAAATATGAATGAAGATAATATGTTTAAGGGTCTTGAAAGTTTGGTTGAAGTAACTTTACCAGATCCACAGAATTTTCTAAAAATAGCAGAAACTTTAACGCGCATTGGGATTGCGTCTAAAAAAGATAAAACTCTTTTTCAATCCTGTTTACCGAATAATTCTGAAATTCTAACAGAAGATGGTATTAAGACTATCAAAGAAATAGTCGATACCAAATATACCGGTAAAGTGCTTTCAATAAACTCAAACGGAGATTTTGAGTTTAATAGGGTACTTGCACATCATGTAAAAGATAATCTTGACAAAAAGTGGGTTGATGTCATATGTTCAAATTTAAAATCTAATAAAAGATTAGTTTGTACTGATGACCACCAAATAGGTATTGTCGAGGATTGTTTTAATCCTGAAATTAAATTTATACCCGCTAAAGATAGTTTGGGTAAATATTTAATAAAAAATCCTGTAAAAAATTCAAATGCTATGTTTAACATAACAAAGATCTTTAACAAAGATCAAATAGAATGTTTGATAGGAACTATTTTGGGTGATGCTTGTATTACAAAGCATGGTAATATACAATTTAATCATTGTTTTATTCAAAAAGAATATATTGAAGAAAAAGTAAATATTTTTAATGGAACCAATATTAAAGAATTTGTTAATGCTGGATTTGGTAATAAAACTAATGCAATAAGAGCTTCTATAGACTCAAATCAGCAAACCAAAAAATTAAGAACAATGCTTTATATTAATGGTAAAAAAACTGTAAAAAATATCATTAATATGATAACAGAAAAATCATTAGCATATTGGTATATGGACGATGGAAATATAGTAAAAGTAAAGAATAAAAATAATGATTCTTACTATTGTATGTTAAATACTCAAGGATTCTCTTTAGAGGATCACAAATTATTAGTTTCTATGTTTAAAGATAAATTTAATATTGATGCTAAAATTGATGAGTATAATATGAATTATAAAAATCAAAAGAAAACTTATTTTAGATTAAGATTAAATATGGATAGTTCTAAAAAATTATTTAATTTAGTTGCACCATACATTAATGAATGTATGAAATATAAGTTATCACCAGAATATAGAAATATCGAAAAAATAAAAATAAATAATACTAGAATAGAATATGCTTTACAAGAAATAAAAGAAGTAAAATATATTTCTAAAGATTTTAATAATAAATATTTAAGTAGCAAACTCTACGATATTGAAGTAGAAAATGCTCATAATTTCATAGCAAATGGATCTCTGGTACACAATTGTCATTTGTTGCACAAAAAAGGCAAATACTACGTCACACATTTTAAAGAAATGTTTGGCCTAGATGGTCATACAATAACATTTGATGAAGATGATCTTGCACGTAGAAACACAATTGCAAATCTTCTTGAAGATTGGGGATTGCTTTCAATAGTAGATCCTGCAAAAACAGAAGAACCGGTGTCACTTATGAATACCATAAAGGTTTTGTCTTACAAAGAAAAATCAGAATGGAAACTAGTTCCTAAATACCAGATTGGTAAAAAGAACTATAATAAGCCACCACCCACCGAGTAAAAAATTTGGCCCGGATTTCAGATTCGCCCGGGACGCCGCCTAAATAGTTGTAGAGGTCGCCCATCGCGGGGCCTCAAATTCAGATGTCTTGCTTTTAATAAGGAGATATATATGTCGAGCAAGAATGGTGCAGGTGATCAGAGATTGATGGGAGGATTGGTAAATCAATTGCAAGGGTTTCTAAATGATCCTTGGGTTGGAGGTAGACGGATAGGTGATCCGTATACCGACTACATTAGAGACTCTCTAGAAAAATTAAGAGACCCAGTTACTTTACCGTATAATACTTATACATATAAAGAACTTGGTACTGATACTGACGTATTTGTTATAGAAATGGCACTTGCTGGATATAACAAAAATAGTATTAAAGTTTATACAGAAAATGATAATCTTTATATATCAGCATCTAAACAAGATAATGATGAGAATAAAGTTTTCACTCATCGTGGCTTAACATCTCGTGAGATTAAAGATATGTCATTCTCTGTTGGTAAGTATTATGAAGTAAGTTCTGTAGAGTTCCGGGATGGGTTACTAAAAGTAACTTTAAAGAAAATTCTTCCTGAATCTTTACGTAGAAAAGAATATAACATATCATAAACCCTTTCGGGTCTACGGTTCGCAGACGCAGACCCTCCTTTCGCTGACCAACAGAATTAATTTTCTGTGGTCAGTTTTAATTCTAAAATCGGAGATCATATTATGGAAGTTTTGAAATATTATAAGATGTTCGGAGATGTTGCAGATCTTTCCCATGCTACTGATGGATCTGCTTGTTTGGATGTTCGATCGCATTTTACCAATGCAAATCGTATCGTTAAAACATATACGAACACCAATACGCCTCTGGCAAGAATGGTTATTCAAGAAACAACTGAAAGTCCTTTGGTTTTAAGTCTTGCTCCCGGAGAACGGGCGCTTGTACCAACAGGTATGATTCTAGACATACCACGAGGATATTCAGTCCGAATACACCCAAGATCAGGACTAGCATTCAAAAGTGGTCTAGGACTTTCTAACAGTGAGGGTGTAGTAGATTGGGATTATACAGAACAATTATATGTTTCTATAATTAATCACAGCACAGCCGTTGTTAAAATTGCTCATGGGGATAGAATTGCTCAAATAGAAATGGTGCCTATGTTAACTTATGACGTAGCCACGGTTACACACCCTCCAGCACAAAAAACAAATCGTAATGGTGGAGTTGGAAGCACAGGAGTAAAGTGACACTAAGAATTTGGTTTTTATAAATATGGTAAAGGAAACTATTAGGAACCTTACTATATGGGTATAATATATCAAATTAAGAATAAGATTAATAATAAAATTTATATAGGTCAATCTATAAAAGAAACCATAGAAGAAAGATATAGAAATTTTAAGAAAATAGATAAAAAATCTAATAGACCGATTGATAGAGCAATTATAAAATATGGGTGGGATAATTTTGAATTTTCTTACTTAGAAAAAAATGTTCCCGAAAATTCATTAAATGAAAAAGAACAATTTTATATAAAATTGTATAAATCTACTATAGATGATGGTAATTATAATTTAACTTCGGGTGGTTCTAAAAGAAAACAATATACAAAAAATTTATTAAAAAGAATGTCTATTAAAGCAACTAAAATAAATCATTGGTATCATTGGGATCATGGTGAATTTAAATGTAGTAGAAATGAATTAAAAATAAAATTTCCCAATTTAAATATACTTAATTTAAGCCAGTTATCTTCTGGTAAAAAATTATATTATAATGGTTGGTGTTTAGCTAAAAATAAAAATTTAGATATGACTAATTTAGGAGTATATAATTGGTATCATCCTGAATATGGAAGATATAAATGCAAAATATATGAATTGATAAACAAATTCAAGCATTTAAATTTGAGTGATTCTGCATTAGGTAAATTATATAAACCAAATAAAGAATTTTTTTATAGGTATAAAGATTGGATTTGTTATAATAATGAATTAGACTTGGAAAAATATATAAATGCTAAGAAAAAATACCCTATATTAAAAAATCCATCGATTGAAAAAAATAAAACAGTATATAATTGGTATAATATATTAACTCATATAAAAGAATCAATATCAATATATGAATTAATTATAAAATATAATTTATCAAAAAATATAGCAGTATCAAAATTAAATGAAATAATATCTAAAAAAAGATATCAGTATAAAAAATGGACTTTAGAAGAAAATATAATTAAAGATAGTTACATACAATATTTGTGGTATAATCCAAAATATGGTGAAGAATGGGCATCACCAAAAGAATTATATATAAAATATAATTTACCTGTTGTACAACCTCTGATAAACATCAGTAGAAATAAAAAAGGATTTAAATCATATTATGGCTGGAAAATCAAAAATAAAGATGATCAAGTTCCCTAATGGCAGTACTAGAAGTGATGATTCAGGAAAAGGAAAACCATCATTAATGATGGTTCATGCTTTAATAAGATTATCAAAATTATGTGAAAAGGGATGCGAAATTCATGGTCCATTTAATTATGAAAGAGGACAATATCAATCAAGGTACATAGACTCTTTAATGAGACATATTTTAAAATATATGGGTGGGGCAAAAGATGAAGATCATCTTGCTGCCATCATGTGGAATGCTGGTGCTTTGATACAGCAGGAAGAATTGATAAATCGTGGATTAATGGATCCAAAATATAACGATCACCGGGTTTTATTAGACGAAAATGGCAAGCAAACTATACCAATGTCTATTTTTAGTTCCGATGAATTTCAAGAAAAATCTATCTTAAAAAAGAGATCTAAAAAGAAATCTAAAAAGAAATAATTAAGTATCTTGGCGGTGATCGAAGTGAAGACCATCTTGCAGCAGCAGTATGGAATATCTTTGTAGTAATTGATCACGAAGAGAGAATTGAACGCGGTCTCTTAGATCCAAAATTAAATGATATGCCACCTTCTGTATTTAAACCAGATGAGTTTAAAGGAAAGTAATGTCAATTAAAATATACAAATATCAAGAACCAAAACATGTATTTTATAAAATAGAATTTTATAAGAATGCATCTAAGTTATATAAAGGTTTAAGTAGAGGGAAATGGCAAGATTTTGATAAAAGAAAGCGTGCATATTCTAGATTAGAATCTAAAGTAGATAAAATTATTAAAACAAAAATAGTTAAAGGATATTATAAAAATAGTACATATCCATTATCTTGTAGGTATACTAAAACATTAGGCAGGGCTATAAAAATAGCAGAAAAATTAAAAAAGATTCCTGAAATACGAAATGTAGTTATTCACGAAATAAAATACTAGAAATAAATTATGTCCAATACGTTTTATACAAATATATACAGATTTGGCAACAAAATACTTCATCGTGGCTACGAGAATGGAGCCCGAGTACAATATAGAAATAACTTTTCTCCAAAGTTATATGTACCTGCTAAAAAGAAAGGTTCTGCTTTTAAGGGTATTCGTGGACAAGATTTGCAAGAAATACAACCCGGTTCGATAAAAGAATGCAAAGATTTTATTGAAACCTATCATGGTGTTCAAAACTTTGAAATTCATGGTATGACTGATTGGGTGTTACAGTATATCAATACTTTATATCCCAATCACGACCCTGCTACCTATGATAAAACCTTGCTAAGAATTCTTTCGATGGATATCGAAGTGGAAAGCGAGAATGGGTTTTCCACCACAGAGGACGCATCTGAAAGAATTAATGTTATTACTTTGAGTCATAAAGGTAGAAAATGGGTTTATGCAATCCATGAATTTGCTCTACCCGAATCTGAATTTGTAATTCAAAAAGTATTTAATTCCGAAACAGAAATGTTGGAAGAAACGTTCCGTACAATTAAAGATATTGATCCTGATATCTTGACTGGGTGGAATTGTATTCCAGTAGATTCAAACATTTGGTTAAAAAATAAAATAATTAAATTATCCAAATTAAAAATAAATCAAGAATTATATAATTCTAATGTTAAAAATATATCACCAATTTCTAAAAAGAAAATATATGAAATTCATTATTCTAATGGAAAAATACAGAAATTTTCTGGCGATCACATAATACCAATTTTAACTAAAGAAAAAAATAAATATTGGAATTTAAAAAAATCAAATAAAACAAAAATTTCATCCAAAGACTGTAAAGTTATTGATATTGACTTGCTTAAAGATAATTTTGTTGAATTAGTATTACATGATAATACTAATGATGATATTAAATTTGAATCTAAATCGATAGATATGAATATTTTTTATATTTTAGGTTTGATTTATACTGATGGATCTATTTCAAATAAAAATTCTTCTTTAGAAATATCAATTTATAATAATGATATTCATATAATTAATAAAATTAAAACATATCTTGATTGTTTTAAAGATAAAAGTTATTCTCGTTCTGGAGATGGAATTACAAAAAGTAAAAAAAATAATTACAGAATTAGAAGTACCATAACCGATTATAATCCTCTTGCTCCATTTATAGATATGATTTATAATGGAAATAAAAAAAATATTAATGTAGAAAAATTATCTACTTTATCTAAAAATCAATTTATTCAATTTTTATCTGGTATCATTGATGGTGATGGATGTGTTTCTAAAAATGGTAGAAATATTTTTATTGCAAATAAAAAGAATAATGATATAGATTCATTATATGAATTATTATTATGGAATGGTATATATAGTACTATTTCTAATAATCTTATTATAGGTAACAATATAGTAAATAAAATTTTATGGGATAACTTAAATTTAATATCTAATAAAAAGAAAAATAGATTAGAATCAAATAAAACTTTTTCTTCTAATAAGAATAATTCTAGTAAAATTATAAAGAAACAAATTGATAATGATAAAATATATCTTCGTATTGATAAAATTGTAGAAACGGATAATTATTGTGATATGATGGATATAGAAACTAATACAAATTATTTTATATATTCCGGGACTAAAGTTCATAATTGTAAATTTTATGATATACCATATCTAATAAATAGAGTTAAAAAACTTATAGATACAGAAGAGTTTGCATTATCATCTACACTGAGTCCTTGGAATTCTGTAAAAGAAGATGAAGTTAATTTCAGAGGTCAGGTATATAACTGCTACAAAATAG